AAGACCTGGCCATCGGTTCTGACGATCTCGACGCAACTCGCCAATGTGAGTGGCGAAGCGGATGCCAGGTGTGCTGCCAGACCGGCTGATGCCGATTTCATTCCCTGACCTCCACCAGCGGGATCGAAGGCCATTCGCCAACATCAGCGAGGTCCAGCCGCAGCGCCATGGTGTCAGCTTCGAAGCGAACAGGCACATCAAATTCGCACGATGCTTCGACCGGCTGGCCTGCAGTAGAGGCCAGGGCTGAGCCGATCGTGATCACGCCTGTCATTAGATTCACTGTGAATTGTGTGGCACCTGCGCCAAGGTTCCTTTCCACGCCACCGACCCAACAGCGCACTGTGCCAGCGACAGGCTTGGTGATGTTCCTCACTCGCGTGACTGGGCCGGACACATAATATTTGACGATCTGGAATGTCGCCTGTGTGCCGTTGGTGGTGCCGATCTGGGTGCGCGCCAGCCGGTAGTCAGCCCAATCGCGGAACCGGAATGCTCGTGCCCTTCCGCCTCGCGCGCGGTGGAAGCGGATGATCTCTTCGTATTGCTCGCGTGTTTTCACGCCAGACGACACGTCGAACCTGAGCAGCGGCATGGACCACGCCTCGATGCGCACCTCGCGACCGTTGGCAGCTGTGGCGACCATGGTGTTGTGCTGCGGCCCACTGATCGCGCCTAAGCCAATTTCGACCGGGAAGCGCACGTCGTCAAACGCCATGCGTTTTCTCCGTCACATGCTGCGTGCAGCGTTGCGCACTGCGCGTCCGAGCGTGCCTGCGATCGCTGCCTGAGATTGCTTGAAGCTGTCGAAGTCGCGAACGCCATGGAAATGGACCACAACCCCAGTCCTGTTTGCCGGCAGTTCTGGCTCGATATAACCTGCGGTTGCAGGGCGGAAAAGTTCTGGTCCGCGTTCGCCAACAATGTAGTAGCGCGAAGGGTCAACAGGACCGCCATTGGCGCGCATGCCACCGAACAGCTCCGCGATGCCACGCGCAACGCTCAACAGTGCGCCGCCTTTGCCTTTGCCGCCACCTTCACCGCCAAGCAGATAGTCCACCAGTGTGCTGAAAGCACGATTGGTGATGATGCGCAGCAGATCGCGTTCGAGTGCTTTGAGCACGTCCGAGAAGGACCGCGCACCTGTGATCGCGTCCACGAATGCCGACCCAAGCGCCTTCTCCAGTTGGAACGCTAACTCATAGACGCCATTCATCTGATCGCGCACAGCCTGCACTGCGCGATTGTAAATCTCCTGCGAGATCACACCCGCTTCCAGCAGATCCTTGTAGCGAGCAATGGTCTCGTTGAGAATCTGTTGCGCAGTCGAATAACGCTCCGTCAGCAACGCACCTTCCAGGCGCATGCGCTGCATTTCAGCTTCGCGAGCCAACAGTTCAGCACGCGCTGCAGCAGTCTCCTGGATGATTGTGCGCTCCTGCTCAGTGAGCTCTGCGCTGGCTCGTATACCAGCTCGATGGTCTGCGCGCGCTTTCGTTTCCGCCTCGATCAGCGCGCGCGCGGCTGCTCGCGCAGCGTTTCCTTGATCCGCGACGGCGGCTTCCGCTTGCGCGATGCGCAACGCGTCCTGCAGCGACTGAATGTAGTTTTCAAGCTGCGATTGACGCTCGCTGCCTGCGGTGCGACGCGGGCCGAGGGCACCGCGTGTCGGCGTCTCAGGGAATATCTGAGGCGATTGCTGCGCTTCAGCAGTCAGCCGCTCAAGCTCTGAGCGCGCTTCCGCCAGCTGATCCCGCAGCCGCGAGACCGCGCTGTTCCAGCGATCGAGAATGAGCGGACTCTGCGTGTTAGGCTTGCGCTCTTCCAGCTCCCGCAGCCGACTTTCGAGTTCGTTGACTCGCGCTTGCGCATCCTGCAGAGCTGTCCTCGTGTTCCGGAGGATGGCAGAACCGCCAAGAACGCCTGCGCCACCACCGAGCGCTGCACCAGCAATGCCGCCGACGGCAGCGCCCACCGGACCGAATATCCCGCCCAGCCGTGCACCAGCGAAACCTCCCGCAGCTGCACCGCCCAAGACCGTTCCGCCAGCCGCACCGCCCAGCAGAAGGTTGCGCAGCGAAGGGTTGTCCAGGATCCTGACGAGGCCTGCTAGGCCTTCCTGCAACAGCTTGATGCCTTCCAGCAGCGTAGGCGCCAGCCCAGCAGCGAAGCGCTGCTGCAGGACCGCGACCTGAATGTTCAGCGCCGCGATCGCATCGCTGGTGGCGTCAGCCTTGTTGGAAAGTTCCTCCGACAGCACAGCACCGAATTGGCGTGCCTGTCTTTCGAACTCATTCAGACCTTGCGCGCCTTGAGTCAGTAGCGGCAACAGCGACTGTCCGCCGCGACCGAACAGGTCTACCGCTGCTGCGGCTCTTGCCGCCGGTTCCGGGATGCGCTTCAGCGCATCAGCGATCTCCGGCAGGACCTCTTCTGCAGTGCGCAGGCGTCCGGACGAATCCCGAATCAGGATGCCGAGATTTTCGAACGCTTTGGCAGCTTCTTTGGATCCTTCGTTGGCTTCACCAAGTTTGCGGCTGAGCCGCTCAATGCCGTTGCGAAGCTGTTCCTGGGAAATGCCAGTCTGCGCAGCAGCGAATTGCAGTATCTGCAGCCCTTCGACTGACAGCCCCATTTGCTCTGCCAACTCACCAAGACCTCCTGCCGCTTCGAGTGCGCGCATTGTCATGCTAACCAGGCCGCCTAGCGAAAGTGCAGCAGCCAATGGTGCGAAGGCTGCGCGCAGCCCGTTTGCAGCAGCCTCAAGCGAAGAGAAGGCTTGACTGGTGCGGAGAGCGTTGCGCTGGATGCCTGCGAGTCCGCGTTCGAATTGCTGCTCCGCGTTCTGCAGCGATCGCCGCGCAGTGGTCAGCGCTCTTTGCCATGCAGCAGTCTCGAGTTCGAGGTCTGCGCGAAGCGCACCAATACGCGTGGAGCCGCTCATGCGTCACTCGTCCCTGATGCGCGCGGGAACATGCCCATGATCGTCTTGACCTTGGTAGCGAGTTCCTCAGCCGACTGCGTCTTGCCTCTCGACGACAGGACTACCCTGAGATCAGGTAAACGCTTGGTGCGCGCGAAAGCTTCCACATGCCATGCAGTGAAGACCGCCAGGTCATAGCGCGCTCGCTGCGCGTCTGTTTCAACGTCGAGCAAGGTTGAAAGCTGCCATGGCGTCATGCGCCAGAACTCCGAAGGTCGGATGCCGCAGCGATGCGCAGCGCGGAATGCATTCGCCACTACGTCTCCTTCTGGAGGTTCGCTGCGGACAGAGGAGGGTTTTCCTGTTTCTCTGCTCCTGGTCCGGTCAGCGCATATGCGATCGCGCGCGCGAGCGCATTGATCACCGGCAGGAACGGCGGAGACAGGTCAAGAATGCGCTCCGCCGTCATCTCAGGGTGATGGCGCGCGAGTGCAATCGCCAGCACATTGGCCAGCTTTTCTGGCTCGTATGGCGTGAGGCTTTCCATACCGGTGAAGCCTGCCTTACCGAGCATCGAGAATGCGCGCCAGTCGAAGACGAGGGTGTATTCCTTGCCGTCAATCGTTAGGCGCGCTTCGCCTGCATGCGGTGCGTCTGTCACGCCATGTCGCTCCACGTCACTTCACCAGTCACGCGCAGAGTCACGCTCGCCGTTACCTTGTCATCCACCTTGCCAGAGATGGAGAAGTTCTGGACGAACGCATTGAAGGTCAGTGTTGTGTTCGCTGCATCAGACAGCTCCAGGACGAATTGTGTCGGAATGGACAGAACCTCCTGGCGCTTGCGCAGGAAGACCTGGCCAACATCACCAGGCTTGAACTGCAGCTCAGCGGTGACAGATCCGCTGTCCTTCAGGCCCATGACAAACTCGCGCGCTGTGCTGCCGAGATGTGTCACGTCAATTTCGTTCGCCTGACCACCAGGTCCAGTGAAGTCGGTGAGTTCACCGATCCGTGCACTGAGGGTGAACGTCGCCGAGGTTGCAGAGCTGATGGCTGCTGGCGCTGGATTGACAGTGATCGCAGAAGCGGTAACAGCGGTGATCGTGAAGGTTGTGCTGGTGTTGCCAGGAGCATTCGTGGTGAACGTCATGCCCACCATGAATCCATCATCAACAAAGCTCCCGGTAGACCGAACGAACTGCGCCGGGCTGGCAGTGGCGGTGACGGTCGCGGTGCGAACCAGGCGACCGGTGAGCGAAGAACCTTGCGCGCTGAATGCCATGGTTGGTCACTCCTCGATGTGGTGGATGAGGTAGTCCTGCGAGACACGGAACAGCGGCTGTGGCTCTATTTCCGGCTCATGCAGGTCTTGGTCGGTGACGAGAGATATCCCTTCGATCCTACACGACCAATCACTCCTGGCAATGGTTCCACGATAGCCATCCAGCCGAACGCGAATGGCATTCGCAACTGCACGCGCAGTGGAATAGGCATCAGCGTAGATGTCAACCTGAAAGCGCGCCGACACAAGCTTGCTGGGTCCGAGTGTGTCCCTTGCGCGAACCGCACTAACGCGCGCATAGGTTGCGTATGGCGTCATGACGCGAGCAGGAGCAGCGACAGGGTAAAGGCGACCTCCCAGCTCACTGACTGGATCGTCTTCCGTCAAACGGGTGAACAGCGCTCGCTCGACGCTCATCGCTTACGAAGCGCCATACGCGCCACCTCCCTTTCAATGCCCTTACCGATGCGCTCAGCGAGGTATGGCAATAGGCGCGGAGAAATTGTT